CGAGTTGTTTATTTCAATACCGTTGCCGAGGCGATATATAAAACTGATGAAAATTCAGCCGTTGCTCTTGGTGTGAATATCAGCGGCGCAGTAGAAGCAGACGATGATATTTATGTGGGTATTGGATTGGCTACCGTTGTAGCCGACCAGGAAATTGAAGCCGGCAATTTAATAAAAACGGCGGCTGATGGAAGGGTTATTTCGCTGGTTACTTCTGACCTTTCCGGCGATACTATGGAAACTGGAGCCGGAGGGAATTTTGCTAACCAACCAGCAGGCGATACTGTTGAAATTATCTCAAACAATGCCGAAGACATCGGTCAAGAAATCACCATCTGGGGGACAACTCACGGCGGCGATGGAACGGTTACCTCGGTAACTGAGGAACTTCATGGAACTACCGAAGTAGTAACCGAAAAAGACGACTGGGGAGTTATTCTTGGTGTTGAATTAGCCGAAGAAGCGGCCGGAACCGTTACTATCCGTAAGGGTTCTACAGACCAAATTATTACCACGATAACTGCCGGAAACTTAACCGCTGGCATTTTAGAAGTTGAAGATGAAATTCGAGCCTTTAACCAAAAACCAACTATTGTAGCTGATGCCGCTACCACTAAGTCTTTTTCGGTGATTGGAACCGATGAAGACCATGCGGCTTTAACTGAAAAAGCAACCGCTTTGACCGGAGCCTCGGCGGTGACGCTGGCAAATGAATACAACACTATCACCAGAATATTGGTAGGCGATGTTGAAAGCGCAAGAACGGTTACCTTAAAAGTTGGAGCATTGGATGCAACCAATTTAAAAATAGGCAAAGCAATTGAAGCGGCTGCAGAAATAGATGATGAAATACTGGCATTAATAACACCGTAAAAGGAGACAAGGGAGGTCCTAATAAGGCCTCCCTTTTTTAATATGAAAAGAAAAATTCTTGCCGTTCATGTGGGAACTACCACTGAAATTCTGCTTTTAGAAATATTTCGAGTGGCGGAAGAAATTCTCTGGGAAATTCAAGAATTAAAAAAAGAGGCCAAAAATGACCAACCTCGCAAAACTAAAAAAACTGATACCAAGTGACCACGGCTATACTGACATAGAATTAACTGAACTATTGGTAGAAAACGGGAACGATGTTTATAAAACTGCCGCTTTCGTTCTCCGTGGGCTGATTGCTCAAATTGTTTCTGGCTCGTATTCCTTTTCCAGTGGTGATGTAAAGATAGACAAAACCAAGTTGGTTGATAATTATCAAAGGCTTATTGCTGAATATGAGACCAAATCAATTGAAGTTGCTCAGAGCCCCTCGTCTATTGATGAATTATGGGGAACCAAAATTGACCGGCTGTCTGGTTTGGATAGAACCGACTATGCTGAAGCGGATACCGAAGATGTTGATTGATAAAGAGTTCATTAAATCCAGTTTTGCAGAAATATTCGAAGCTCTAAATTCAGTTATTTGGACTAAGAAAACGATATGTAGTTGTCAGGACACCTATGGGATAGCTGACCCGGATTGTTTTTACTGTTCTGGCACTGGCTATATTGAAACGTCCAGTATTATAGAGGCAGATATACAGGAACTAAAAGGTGATGAAAGAATAGCAGTCGATGCTGGTATTCTTAATGCTGGGGATATCGTAGTTAGAACTACAGTAGATAACAAAATTAAGGTAGATGACCTAATTACTCACAAGTCAAAAACTTATCAGGTTAAATATGTAATTTTGGATCAACTGGAGGTGTTTATTCAGGTTGGCGCACATAAAACAACATCGTCAATTACCCAGGATGAAGCAGTAAGACTTATATCATATAACATTAACTCTGGAACAGAAGTCGTAAAACTTATATCGTATAGCTATGGGGGCACATAAAATTGCTTGACATAGACATGAGGCTTGAAGGGATAGAAGAACTTATTACGAAATATCACGTTCGAGCAACAACGATTGTTAAAGCTTTGGATTTTACCACCAAAAAGAACGCTGAAGAGATTCGAGTAATAGCCAAAGATAGAGCGCCAGTTCTGACTGGTATATTGCGAGGTTCAATTGATAAAGAACAAAAAGAAATGATGGTGTGGGGAATCGGTTCATATAACCCCAATTGCCCCTATGCTCGAGTTAGAAATTATATTAATAATCTACACCCAATGACCGTTGGCTATTTAACCAAGACTCATTTTGAACACCGTGATAAGTATAAAAAAGACCTACAAGAAACCATCAGGGAATTAAAAAAATTATGAAAATAAACCTTTTACAAGCAATTGTAGATAAAATAAAAACCATTACTGAATTATCCAGTGGTGTTTTTCTTTATTCTCCAGAACTTGACTTGAATACCAAAACTAAACCTTTTGTGGTGGTTCGTTCTATTACCGATATGGGGAAAATAACCACTTTTGCCAAGGCCAAAGAGACGGATTATTACGTTTGGGTTTATGTGTATCCTCAGTCGAACGAATATAAGGCGCTGGAACTACCAGAAAGCATAAGAACGGTTCTGTTCAATGAGCTGACAGTTACCATTGGTGAAGGCGCTACAGCAGTAAAATATTATTCTTTACCGTTAGATATCACCATCAACCGGCTTAACGGTACTGAGAATGATTTAGAAAAGTATGGTTCGGTTATAACGTGTATCTATAAAATTCATAATTAGGAGGCTATTATTATGGCTGTGTTAAAAGGATATTCAGGAAATATAAAATCAGGAACCACTACAATAGGTGAAATGTCGGATTGGTCGTTGGATGTTAATGCCGATATTGTTGATATCTCCGCTTTCTTGGACGAATGGAAAAAGAAAGCTGCCACTCAGAAAGACTGGACTGGAAGTTGCAATGGAAGATTATATGTTGCCGATGGGGGACAGGCGGCATTAACCATCGGAGCGGAAGTAACCATGCGGTTCTATGTGGATGGTTCACATTATTATTCTGGAGCGGCAATTGTTGAATCCATTTCCCGCAGTGCCGCTGTGGCCGGAACTATAGACGTAACTTTTAATTTCACCGGTAACGGCGAACTGAGTTACACTTAAGGCGGTGAGATAAATGGCTGTGTTAAAAGGATATTTAGCTAAAGTATACGGGATAGATACCAGCGCTTCATTTTCCACCGCCTTTACCAGTGAAGCCATGACGGAAGGGAGCGGCGATAGTCTTAAAATTTATCAAATAAATGATACCGCCAAACGTATTTGGGATCCGAATGAAGAAATAACCCTTGACGCTGGGCTTGGTACGCCAACCTTGGACGAAAGTTGGATGGATCACGGGATAGATTGGTTAACTGGGCGGGTCAAGCTCAATGAAACTGGCTTAACTCTCACTGTATCGGGTAAATATTTTCCTACTCTTATTGAAATTGGCGAAGCCTACAACTGGACTTTAGATTTATCGGCTGACGTGGTGGACGTATCGGCATTTGGTGATGAGTGGAAAAAGAAGGCTGCTATTCAGAAGAACTGGACTGGTTCTTTTGAAAAATTCGCCATTGATGAATACTGGTTTGATATTGCAAAATTGGCCAAGATATTCTTGGTTAAACTTTATACTCAAGCCAATATCGGTTATCAGGGTTTTTGTGTTATCCCTACTCTTTCTTCGGGGGCTTCGGTAGCTGACGTATTGAAAGAAACCGTTAATCTCGAAGGGCATTGGATGATTTCGGAATTCGATGAGTCGTAAAAGGGAGGTATGTATGGGTTTATTAGATAAATTAGAAGAACGAGCAAAAAATAGGGAACGTAAATCTTTGTATATTGAGGAAATTGATGAAACGGTATACTGGTATCCGATGACTGCGGGAGAACGTCAGAGAATTATGAATGCTGCTGGTTTTAAGTGGGCGAGGGATGCCGTGCAGATGGATAATGCCAAATATAAGGCTTCTTTAATTATCGAAAAGCTGGAAGATAAAGACGGCAAGAAGATATTTTCCAACACCCCGGAACATAAAGACTTATTAATAAACAAAATAGCTGACGAATTATTGACCAAGATTGTTAATGCTATTGACCCACCTCGTACCGAGGAACAGCAAATTGAAGAAGCAAAAAACGGATAAGCGACCCTTTTTACAAAACTTTGATGATATTGGCCGATAAAAAGGGTCGTTTTGTTTTTGAGTTTATCGAGGAATTAACTGAAAGCGAAATGTATGATTGGGTGGCATATTATAAAGAGCAGTATGAAGAAATGGAACGAGAACGGGCAAAAGCGAGAATGAGGAGATAGAATGGCTGACGAGCGTTTTGAAGTAATTATTGGGGCGAAGGATGAAGCCTCACCAGTTTTAAATAAATTTAATAAGAGTTTACAAACCACTCAAACAACTTCACAAAAAGTGACCGCTGGTCTTCAATCTATGGCCGACAAATCAAAATGGGCTTTTGCGGCCATGAGTGGAGCGATTGTTGGAGCGGTAAAAGTATTCGCCGACTTTGAAGACGCCATGGCCAAAGTTGCTACCCAGCTTCCAGGTGAAGCCATTGAACAGTTTGGGGAAATGGAGCAAGCGGTACAGGATATGTCCGTCACCTTTGGCCAATCTACCTCAACCATGGCTCAAGGGCTTTATGACATTTTATCGGCGGCCATTGAGCCGGAACACGCTTTAAAACTGTTAGAGCAATCAGCCAAAACCGCAGCGGCTGGATTTACCGATGTAGCGACCACTGCTGATTTGTTTACTTCAATCTTGAACGCTTATGGAATGGAAGTTGACGAAGCCGCTCGAGTTTCAGATGTGTTATTCCAAACCGTGTTCCGTGGGAAAGCTGAATTTAATGAACTGGCAAGTGAAATAGGGCCGATCATGGGGATTGCCGCTCAAGCCGGAGTTGCACTGGAAGATTTGGGGGCGGCCATGGCAACCCTCACCCGACAAGGCATTTCAACCTCAGAAGCGGCAACCGCCATACGGCAGGCAATATTAAGCTATATTGACCCTGGGAAGGAAGCACAGAAAACCGCCGCAGCTTTAGGTATCGAATTTAATGCTACATCTTTACAGAGCGAAGGATTAATTCGTTCCATTGGAAAATTAACCGGAGCAACCCAAGAACAGCTTGCAGCGTTATTCCCTAACGTTAGAGCCTTGGTAGGAGTTCAAGGCGTATTGGGTGACCTATCTGGAGCTTATGAAGATTTACAGTTAAATATGGAAGCTACCGGAACCACACAAGAAGCCTTTGAAAAAGCTACCGACACCATGAAATTTTCAATTGACCAGCTAAAGTCCTCAGTTCAAGTTCTCACTCAAGAATTTGTGGAGGAGGCGTCTCCGGCTATTCAGGAAATAATAGATATAGCTCGAGGATTTATTCAAACATTAAGAGACATGGATGATAGCCAAAAGAAAACT